TTTTATGACCTCTGCTAATATCTTATATATTACAGGCTGTAACCAGTAATCATATTTTTCAGCTGAGGTCATAAAATCTTTTAGTTTTCCTCCATGTGTTTTAACATCACTAATATAAATAGTTTTAGCTTGACGATCTACTTTGATAACATCTATTACACCTTTAACACCATATTGTAAATAATCTGGTCTATCTTCTAAAGCAAGTTCATATCTTACTTCATCTGTTTCATTAACAGGTTTTAATAAGTGATTAGCTCTAGGATTTTTTAAGATTGCTTCAGCTTTAGAATAACATTTATCCCATGAAGCTGAGTCAACAATAGTTTTATCTCTTCCCATAATCATAATTCTAAAATACTCAACTGAGTTTTCAGTAATGATCTTAGCTATTCTTTTCTCATCACCAGTAATGAATGGTGCTTTCTTGTCATCTGTTAATGATTGGTGCAGGTTTATTTCTTTTAGGTAATCAATGATCTCATCACCATATTCTTCAAGTTCTGATGCATCTCTTTCTAAAGTAAGTAGATGTTCTATACATAATCTAGTACTGTCTGATGGAGTTGATATACCCATGTTGACAAATCTATTTGATAGTTCCTCTGGTTCAAGTACCATACAGTGTACTAATGATCCTTCATCAAAATGTTTTCCTGTTTTAATATCTTTCTCATCAAGTATATAATGTTTGTAATATGTCTTAGGAGATTCTAATAATAACTTTAATGCACTCGGACTTAAGTTAAGAGTTTCTACTTTAGAAAAGAATTTATCATAACTTACTTGTTGTACTTCATTTAATTGGTTATCCATTTTTCTTTATTTTTAATTTGAAATCAAATATTGAACTCTTTTCTATTCTAAAATTGTAATAATTATCTGCAAATTTTTCCAATACTTCATTAGATGCTTTTCCAAAATATTTTTCATAAGTTTCAACCATGCCATCAACATTACGATTAATATCTTGTATTCCATATGCTCCAAATACTAATGGTAAGATAGCAACTCTAGAGTCTTTTCTTACAGTAGCTGGTAAATAATTACTTAAACATAAAATTTCTGGTAAACATTTATGAGGATTAATTGTATTCATTAAAGTCATTGCTACTTTAACACTGTCTTTAGATTGAAAAAGTCTTCCTATTTTAATAACTTCTTCTGTAGTAATAGTTGTATTATTTGTATACGGTAATACTTCAGCTAAATGAAAAACTATTTTATCTTTTGGTGTTAGTTTTGATTTTATATGCAATTTATCTGATCTTAATTTATCATGCCAGAAATCAGTCCATTTGTACCATTGACTACCAAAATGCTTTGGTATTAATATATAGTCATCTTCATTTATTAAATCAAAATCCATAGCTTCTGTTATTAAATTTTTTGCTATAGAATATTCTTGGTTAAAATATTGAACAGCTAAAAAACTTTTTACTGTTATTACAGTGTTATAATCTATGTCTTGATAAGATATTATATAGTGTGAACATTGTAATGCTTGTACTTCACCTGATAATAAATTAGAATCTAATTTTATATTTTTTCTTACATCTAAGTGAACATATATATTTATATTTTTATTGTTAACTATACTTTCAATCTCGCTATTTTTTATGATTTGTTTATTTATATCACTTACTACTTGTAAGTTGTTGTAATTGATTACATCACTGTCTACACTTTTGTCATGAGCAATAAACCCTCCCCCATAACATGTACGAGGAAGGGTTATTATATTTCTTTGTTCAATCATTATTCTAAAATTACATCAATGATATCTTGTTCTAACATAAGAACATTATATTTGTTGTTACTGTTAATTACTTTCTTTGCAAGTACAAATTTTAAATCAGAACCTAAGCAGTTACTTACTACTAAATCTTTTACTCTATCAATAAAGTCACGAGTAATTTCTTTGTTAGTAACTGTAAACAACATGTGATTAATTAATCTTGTTGTTAATACATAAGCTAGATCTGCTCTATACTCTTTGTCTTCTTTGATAAGTGATTTGATTTTCATTTTTACTGTATCAAATGCTACTGTTGTATCCAGTATATCAACAGGAGAAATCATTTTATCTAACTTGTTGTGGATAAATGATGTGAATAGAGTGGTAATCTCTGGACCTACTGCACCTTCACCTATGTTTTGGATAAGACCAAGTTGGCTATTGTAATCTTTTATAGTTCTTAAAGAGTTATAAAACTTAACAAGACTTCTAGGATTTACATAAGGATTAGTATCTTTAATGATTTCCTTACCATGAAGCAGTGTAAAGTTGATAGCTCTTTGATCTATCTTAGACTGTTCAGCCCACTCAGCCCATACTTCTGGTTCCCATTTCATATCAAATGTAATGTATCTTGACTTAGCAGCAGCATCAATGTCTGTTACATTGTAAGTCCCATCATCAGGGTTTTCTGTTAATAGAACTGTCCAACCTTTAGGCAATGACCATGAAATATATCTTTGCTTATCAATGATTTCCATTACTGCTTGCATGAATCGTGGTGCAGCTCTTGTGTAATCATCTAATATAAGTACACCATTTTCTCCCTTACCTGCAATCCAAGCTGGCTTAGCATAGTTCATTCTACTATTAGTAGTTGCTACCCAACCCTGATTAGTAAAGGATGTCATAACCTTTTCATCTATCCATTTACCTACTTGTTTATCACCTTGCTTAAGTACCATCTGATATTCCTTAACAGGGATACCAACTAAATCTCCTAGCTCATCAAGTTGTGCTAAGTTAATAATTTCTACATGTTTTATATTTAACTCTTCAGCTAGTTGTTCTACTACTGATGTCTTTCCTAAACCTGCAGGACCACAAATAGAAATTGCTACTGGTTTTAATCCATCTTCTTGAAGAGTTCTGTTGTTCAAGATTAAGTGTGTTAGTGTTTCTTTTAATTGCTTACTGTTTAATTGTACTTTGTTCATACTTTTATTATTAAAATTTTCTTATTATTAAATAGTTTTGATATGCTTCCTCATTAGATGAAGCCCATATTCTGTAGCCATCTATCAAATGTATTTTTGGTTCTACATCAACTTTAGGTATACCTTTATTGATATAATGTTTAATACATTTAACTTTATGAGTTAATGATGCTATTGTTGGCATTTTATCTGAAAACCAATAGTATCCATTTCTTACAGTCCTCCAGTCAGTTAAGTTAAACTTTTCTGTTTGTTTAAGAAATATTGTCCTAAGAACTTTTAATTGTTCATTTTCTATATTGTTCATATCAATTAAGTTTAACTGTTTTTCCTGGTAAATGATCAGTGTCTTGACATCTTGTAGATAATACCCACAATATGTTTTTAACTGGTGCATTTGGTGCAGGAGCTTCACCATCTGTTAAATAGATAAGAGTTGTGTACTTTTTCCTATACTGTAGATAATAATCTACTACAGGATTAAAATCAGTACCTCCTCTTTGTTTTATTTCTATTGGAAGAGATGGTCTATATTTTACTGGCTCTTGCATTTTAGTATCAGCAAAGACTAATGTAAAATCATGACCGCATTTATACATGTGATGGATCTCATTCATAAATTCATATATTTCTTTATCACTAACTGATAAAGAACTATCTATAGCAATAAGTATGTGAGAATGTTCTTGGATTCTGATACCAAAGTCTTCTTCAAACCTATTGCTTTGCTTACGCTTAGTTTTTCTTATAGTATTCTTAGAACTGTTACCAATATATCTTCTAAGATAAGCTCTCCAATTAAATTTAGGAGGCTCAATATTTTTTAGTTGCTCAAGTCTTTGTAATACTTCACTAGGTACTGTACCATGTGCTTTTTGAGTTTGTTCAGCAACTTCCTGTAAAACAACTTCTATCTGTCTATCTACTAGTTTCTGTTCTGTTTCAGTAAGATTATCAAAATCACTCCAGTCATGATCAGGTACTTGCATATTGTTTTTACCTTGACCTTCAACTTTCATTGATCCATCATCAATAGCATCTTGTATAGCATCTAACAAGCTTTGTTCTTGGCCTTGTCCTTGTCCTGGTGTTTGTGGAGATGGTCCTTTTTGTGACTCTTTACTTAACTTTTCATAGTAATTGTTAGTACCTTCATGAGGCAGCAAGTCATATTCTGAAAACTTATCTAATGTACATCCATCTGGTGGTAAATATTTGTCATCAATTTTCTGATTGATTTCAATATCTTGAGAGATGTTTGCTAGTTTATGATCTGTTAAGTGCTTGTATTCAGTGATATGAAAGAATGCTATGTGCATTAATTCGTGTTGTAGTAATCCTTTCTTATGATCTTCTGTTAAAGTAGACCAGAACTCTGGATTAATATATAATTTATAGTTTATTCCATCTAATCCTACACCTGCGGTTGGTATTTTATCAGACCATTCTTTGTTGAGGTTTAGTAGCAACAATCCATAAAAAGGTTGCTCTAGCATTAAATCTTTACAAATCTTTGTTAGATCGCTTTGATAATCTATGTATGTAGTTTTCATTTTCAATTTGTGATTTAATTAATATTCTTTGATCTCTAGTCCAATTACTGGTAATTGTAGAATATAAATACTCATTATAATGTTCCATAAACTTTAAAACACTTTTTGCATCTGGTTCATTATCTTGCATAAACTTGATAATGTCTTTATACTTTTCTATAGGGTGTGATGATATTGGCCAGCCAAGAAGTTTGTTTAGTTTTACAGTGAGATCTGAGTTAAAGAACTGATATTTTTCTAGTGCAATATACCAAAAGATGACATTTTCTTTGGTAAGTAGATTTTGAATAATTAACTGAGCAAGTACATTATTTTCTTGATCTTCTGAATTTAGTAGTCTAAGAATTTTGAGTGTTTCTTTTGAGTGCATCTTTAAATATTGGTGTAAAGAATACTTTTGTGTTTGCTATACCATGCTGTTTAACACATTCAGCAATATCTTTCTCTACATTAAAATAAATGTAAGGGATGTTGTAAAGTTTTTTATATTTTTTCATTGCAGTCATGCCTGCGATATCATTGTCAAACATTGTGAATATTATTTCATAGTGCTCTCGGTATTTGTCAATTTGTTGTTGAGTGATAGTAACATTCTCGCTGTCTGGTGCAATAAGATCTATGTTAGGATACTTGAGTGCTTTGAATGCTCCAATGTCTTTTAGAGAAGCTGCAATGATTAAACACTTTTTGTTATAGGTTAGTTGTTCTTCTCCTTGCGTACATTCATTTAGCTTCATGAACTTAGCTCTAGTTCTTGTTGGTTGATATATTTTATATAGTGTTCCTTCCTTGGTGAAGTAACCATAGCACATGTGATTTGCAAAGTCCATAGTGTTTACTGCTTCTAGTCTTGTTATCTTTATAGTAAAACTTTCTAGTGGCTTGATGTTGTATTGCTTTAGGAATGTTCCTCCTATTCCATAGGATTTCCAATACTCTGCATCTGCATTATTCCATTTCCTTATTTTGTAACTACTGACCTCTTTAGTTTCTTTAACAGCAATATAATTAGTTCTTACTACATCTAAGTTGTCTTTAAATATCTCTAGTATTTTTCTAAAGGCTGTTTGTCTATCAGCTAATCCATATATATGCATAGCAATATCTGCAGCATCTCCATAAGCACCAGATGAAAAATCTTTGAACCTATATATATTTTCTTCTTCAGCATAAAAGATAATCATTGAAGGAGTATTGTCTTGCTTATTAAATATTGATTTTATTTTTACTGACTGTCCTTCTAGTACTTCATTAAGATTTAATAGTTTTTCCATGATTGCATTACTTGGAATACTAAAATTCTTATTATTAAAAATTACTGTTTGTATCATACTTAATAAATAAAAGGAGGACTAACATGCAGCCCTCCTATAGCATTATTATTCTTAGTCTTCTAAATCAAACAAAGAGTCATCATCAAATGGATCATTAGTGTTGTCCATTGGTGTTAACAAATCGTCATCTGCTATTTCCTCATCAGTACCATTGTTCAATGATGCATTCTCACTAAGTGTTAAACTTTTCTTAAGATGAACTGTTGCATTGAATGTTGTAACTAGTTCACCTTCTTTAGCAAATGGAGTTGCTGCATCTCTTCTGTCTGGTAAGTACATGTAGTAAACAGGGTAGTTAGCAGCATTTACTGATTCTGTACCAGCTAAACACCATGAAAAGTATTTATCTTTTAACATACCTGCTCGGTTGATTGCTGAAAACATCTCAGTCCATGTATTAAACTTACCATCGTTTTCTGTTAAATAATTTTCATGTCCTGCGATTTTTAATACTTTCTGTAAGAAATCTAAGATAGTTTCTGATGCTTTAATCTTATATGGTTTACCTGATACTTTAGCAATACCTTCATTAGTTCTTATTGGCCAATTAGAAAATTGGATTCTTTTTACTTGTCCTAATGACTTCCCTTTAGTTGGATCACCAAATACTTTATCATGACCTACAAAATCAGTACCTAATGGTTTTGTTTCTAAGTCAATCCAAATTTTATACTCAGGATTTTTAGGATCCTTTGGTGTTTTAGATTCTTCAATACTTAAACTATTGATCTTTGCTACTACATTACCTGGTTTGATATCTCTTGGTACAAACGTGCTTGTAATGTTTTTTGTTGAAATTCCTGACATAACTTTTTTTGTTTATTGATTATTATTATTACTTATTAAATATATATTTGATCCCAATGAGTAACCAAATTATCTTCTTCATCATATTCACTGATGAGAATTTCTTTGCCTTCTAGTCTTCTGATCTTACAACCTGCTAGTACATCATCACTTGGTAGGAAACATAAGTAGTTTAGTTTTCCAATCCTTGTCATGTATGCAATAGCTTGAGCTTCAGCTGATATAGTCTGTTTATTTTTACCAATTAGATTTACATCATGTGATGTTAACTCAGCACCTTCTTTAAGAATGTTTGTTTCTTTGACATGTGCAATGTAGATAATATTGTCTGCACATTCTTCAATCATCTTAGTGATTTGCTTGAATGCTTGTCTAAGATACTGATATCCAGATCCATTTGGCAAGAACAATATGCTAGTGTACTTAGCTTTACTACAGGTTGGTGACATCTTTCCTGTTGCATCATCTTTCTTATACCAATCTTTACCCATTGGTGTACGCATATAAATCTTTTCAGCTTCAATGATACACATGTCTTCTAGCTTTGTTAAAGTATCTATTGCAATATAGGTATATGGTTTGTCGGCTTGTTTAATTTTCAATAAGACTTTTTTTAAACTATCTAAGTCTGGCACATACATTACCATACCATCAGTAGTTTGAATCTTGTCTTCAAGATTAATCACTAAACAGTTTTTTAATCCAGCAATTGCTGTTGTCTTACCAATCTTTGGCTTACCAAATACTAACAGCGGACTTGGATTAACAAGTTTACTTTTAGTTGGTGCTGTTGGTAGAATCAAATCTTCTACTACTTTTTTTTCATCACTCATATATTTATTATTTATTATTTACTATTTCATTCAACCATCTCTTCATGCTAACAGGTTTACCTGTAAGTATTGCTGCTAGATCTCTAATTGTTAATTGATCTATTGGCAAATCATGATCTGGATCAGGCATTTCAAATTCATCTGATATATCTGTGTTGCCTGGACATAATATTAATTCAACAATTGGAATAATATATCTTATGGCTCCATTTGCATTAGGTGCGGATGTTTTATACTCAGCTGCATAGTGTGGATTATATTTCCATTTATACAATGATCTTGTTGGATCTTCTGAATCATAATCTCTGCTAACAAACTCTGTATATATGTCCACACCTTTTTCTATTTCACTTGGAAAATATGATATTACTTTTTCTCCTTGATCCATGTAAGCCATCTTTGGCAAGAAACTTGGGTTGGTAATACCTAATCTTGAAAATGTTTTGCTATGAAATGCTTTTAAATTTTCAATCTTTGTTTTCTTATCTAGTACTTCTGTAATGTTTGTCTTTGTGTTTATCCCACTCATTTCTTTTTAGTTTGTATTTGTTGATCTTGTCCTGGTGTATCCATTTCACTTATTGACATGTTATGAAACTCAGCTTTAAAAAAGTTCATACCTGTTTCTCCATTCCTAGATTTAATCCAATGCAATACTAATGTATTCTCATCTTCAATAATATATCTATCTGGGCCATAGTATGTAATAAATCTTTTAGCTGGTCGATTCATGCCAACAACTAAGTCTGCATGTTGTACCAATCCATCTCCTCCATATATATCTGACTCTAAAATATAATTTCCATACTTGCCATTCTCATTTCTTTCTGGTCTATCAGTATCCCTATTTAACTGGGTTAGTAGAATGAATGCAATTGGAAATTTTTTTTTAAGTTCAGTACATGCTTCACCAAGATTAGCTAAGACTTCTTGTTTACTTGCTTCATCTTTATCTTTCTTAATTAAAACAGAATGATCCAATGTAACAATAGTATTCATATAGTTTATCTTACCAGCTTGGTCTATAGTAGAGTATTTTTTCATGTACTCTATGATCTCTGCTCTGAATTGCTTAACAGTTACAGCTTCATCTATAATATCTATAGGATACTTAGCTGCTTCTTTAGCATAGTCATGACATTTCTTAATGATATCATCTGTAACAACAATGTTCTCATCTTCTGCACTACATAGATATCTATAGGTTTCTTTTGTAACTGAACAAAACTCTCTTAACTTTGTTGTCCTACCAAACATCTCTAATTGAAATTGCAGAACCCTTTGATTTAAGCCAGGGTTTAGTTTGAAACCTTCTCTTACCATCTGATCAACCAGCAAAGTCTTTCCTGATGCAGGCCTAGCACCTATAACAGTAATAGTATTGAACTCTAATCCATTTAAGGTAGCAGTATTAAACTTTGACCAAGGAGTTTTGTAGCTTGGTATGATTCCTTTCTGCTTACCTTTCATGTAGTTTAGTGCATCAAGGTAGTGATCTCTATGGCTTTTCCATTTCATAAGATTTTAGTTTTAAAATATTTTTCTGATGTATAATTTTCATTATTAATAATCTTATCACAATAATCTGCTAGATCTGAATGAACCATTCTAGTTCCATCATCTTTACGTATAAAGTATAATGCTGTTCTCATATATAGATAGTTCTTTGCTGCATATTCTTGTACATACATTACTGTAGCACTGTGAATTACATCCCAAGAATAATTATAATTCTCAAAGAACCATCTAAAGTTTGTTTCAATATTCTTTTTGTTTCCTCTAGCATACTTACCATTAGGTAACTTTGTTGTAGGAAAAGCATATAGGTAATCATCAACTTGTTTTTGATAGTCATCACCCATTAGGATATCTAATTTTAATTTCTTTTTGGTAGCAAATAAATCATCAATGCTTTTTAATATCTGAAACTCTTTACTGTCTTCACTAACAGTACCATTGATATACTCTAAGTATATGGCAATGTATTGCTTAACAGTAATTTTGTGATGCTTCAGTCTATCAAACAGGCTTGATTGCTTAAGAATTTTTTTCATATTGGGGGTACTAAGATACTAATTAAAACCATTCAATTGTTGTTTTAGTAAGATTATTTACATTGGTATTGAATAATTTTTTAACTGTTTCTTTGTCCCATAATTTATTAGTCAACTCAGGCATAAATATTTTAAAGTTTTGATCTGAAGGTATACTTGTAAAGTCTAATACATCATCTCCAATAAATATATATGTAATCCCTGGTTTATTTTTCTTAAGGTATTTTATAAAGTTTAAGTTGAACTGATACCAATAGTCATGATCTTCAATTGTCTTTGCTAAAGGATAGAACAATACACCTTGCTGAGATAACTCTTCAAATGTTTTGAAATTATTTCCTAAAGTTAGTGCATTATCATTGTTAATGATCACTACATTGATGTCATCAAGAGATAGATTAAGTAAGTTATCAAACCAATTTTTAATTGGAGGATGAAACTTAACTCCTTTCTCCATATTAGATATTAAATATTCTAATAGTCTTTTAAAATGATCTTTATCAAATTCTTCTAATAAGAATTCAGACCAATTTGAATCTTTATATTTTTCTTTTTGTTTTATTATTATATCTTTGGAGTTAATTGTAGAACTCATGGCTAAAAAAAATGTTACTGTTATTAAACAAGATGTGATAATGGAAATAAAGATTTCCGGTGCATATTATAATAGAATATATGATCTTATGGTAAGACTATTAGATAAGCAACCCGATCCTAAACAAACATTAATTAATATTGATACTGTAGATACAGAACTTTCTATATCTGAAGCTGTCATTCAAACTTACATGATGTTAATCAAGGAGGTTGAAGAATTTGCTAATAAGAATCTTAAAAAGTATACTGAATCTGTAGAGATTGATATTAAAGATGATGTTGTTAGTGAAGATCCTTCTTAAAGTTTATATTAAGAAAGTCACCTATTAAGTAAATCTTTTCTATTATATTAGATAACTCTTCACGAGATATATTAGCAAATGATTTATAGATCTTTGTGTTATCTACATAGTATGTTAAACCACACTGATCTTTTATGTCCTGCTTTGTTTTTTTTATATCTTCACCTGTTTCATCAGAGATTTCTTTGATCATTACATGTATCTTAGCCAGTTGAGCCTTAGTATTGTTAGGTTCAACTGCTTCAAATAAGCATTCGATTTCATCATCTTCTGTTAATTCTGCAATGAAGGTAGCAAGTCTATCCTTTAGCAATCCATCTTTGACTACCAACTTACCATTTACTTTCTTAAATTTAATGATACATGTTTTTTTCATGGCTTTAAAGTTCTTATTTCCATTGAGTCAAAAGATTTGTTATCTAAGAAATCATCTGCTTTTTCATAATCAATTTCTGTATATACATCATCATCAACATCTCCAGTATCTCCAACTACATACGTACATTCTTCAAGTTCTTCATCTGATAATGTTTTATATGACAGATCTGTACCATCAAAGTTATACACCCCATATAGTTGATTTCCTTCTTCTTGATAATTATATATGAAAGTTAACTCGAACATCTGTGCTATTCTTACCATATCATGTGGTATTGGATTCCATTTTGATTCATAGGTTACTTGCAAGTAGTCCTCATCTACAAGATCATAGTTAATAGTAAACATGTATCCATCAATTACTCCTTCTAATGAAAACAATAATTGTCCTAGACTTGATTTATTTTGTATCTCAACTGTTTTTTCAAACAACTGATGTAAATTATTTATATTTTTCTTGCTTCCACTGAAGTCTACTGTGTTTGAGCACCAATTTGCCATTGCTTATTGTTTTTTATAAATGTTATGTCTTCTATTTCTTGGAGTTGCCTTGTTAATTTCTTCTGTTGGGCTAGGTTCTTCTGTGGAAATAGATATTTCTTTAAACAATCCATGTAGAGATTTTCCTTTATTATTTTTTATAGTTTCAGGATAAATATAATTATCTATAAATCTATCAAAACAGTGTGATATAAAATCATCATGACCAATAATTGGTATGTACTTGTAGAGATAATAGATAACTGATGAATGGGTTTTTATATTTATTAATTCAGCAAGTTCTTCTAGTACTATGCCAGGATATATTTGTTGAGCTACCTTAATAGCATGATATTTCATTGCTATATAGTACCTATCTCTTCTATTTGTTTTTAGAAAATATTGGTTTATTCTTAGTAGTTCTGGGTATGTTAGATATATATCTTGACTTTTATACATATTACCTGTGTGGTAATGTTTATTTATCAGACCGTGATTCATATATTTTTTTTTCTGATGGACTTAAATCCTCATAGTTGTAATGTAGTTTGATTAACATATCATCTTCATTTTCATAGTATTGCTCTTGTTTGCTACCTAATGCACATATGCTAATTGTGATCATGGTTAACAATCTATATTGTTTGAGGTATTCTATTACTTCTTCCTCAGATATTGATTTGTCTTGAGCTATTTGTGCTATTGTTTCTCCATTGAGATACATTAATTTCACCAGGTATTTACAACTTGATGCTGGCTTTTTCATTATGCAGTGGTAGGATGTACTAAATCATATATTTCTGACTCCATGTTTTCCATTGTTTTTTCATCTATTGGAGCAAACCTATTGGGATCAAAGTAATGATAAGGGAAACAGTTTTCACCTAATTTGATTTCTGCGAGTTCAAAACCTAACTTGTCTGATGATAGTAAATGTTGTACACCAATTAGTGTATACATCTCTCCATATTTAATCCATTTTTCTATTGGGATTTCTTTTGGCTTATGTTTATCATTGATACAAATTATTTTCATTGGTAGATTTGTCATAGTAGTTTACCATTTTTTATTTCTATTAGTTCTGCTGAAGAGAGATTGTCTAGCCACATTAGGAAGTCATGTTCAAATTCTTTTTGTACATCATTGATCATTGAGCTAATGAATGTTTTAAAAATAAGTCTGTTCTCTTTCTTACAGAATCCGTGTTCTTCTATAGCAGATACTATATCCTCTGGAACTTCTAGCTGAATTATTAAGCTCATGGTTTCTGCAGTCTTATGATCTTTTGTAAGTACATAGTATTTTCTTCTTCAAGATGTTTAATCTTAAGTTCTTTTAACTTGAGTAACTCCTTAAGACTCTTGTTCTTTAGTATCAGTGCACCTAACTCTGTCTGTTTCATTGATGTTTTAAATTCACTTATCTCTTCCTTTAATGATTTAATCATTATTTGTAAGTTGTTTGTTTTTTTTATTAATTCTTTTTTATCTAACTCAACCCATATTAGCAACTCTTCTGGAGTCTTTGGTCTTAAGTTCATTAATGGTTCTTCTTCCATGTTTACTGTATTATCTCAACATCTATGTTGACTAGTTCAAACTTGTTTTTTATATCTAGTAACTCCATAAAATCTCCATTCTTTATAATGCATTGACCAGTGTTGTGTGCAATTAGCGAACACTGTTCTGCTTGTATAGTTTCATGGTCGCACCATCTAATTAATGATGCTTTTACTTTTTGATAACTATTCTTGTCGTCATTGTGTAGTATTAGCTGTGCCATTGTATCTATATATTTTTTTGTGATCAAAACTTCTTAAAGCTTTCTTACACCATTCCATATCTACTGTATCTTCATAGCATAGCAAATGTACAATACTTTTTTCATTTGGATTCAATCTAAGAAACCTTCCTATCTTTTGAGGTAACTTCTTTTCATTAGCATAAGAGTGCATAATGATACCAACCTTTAGGTTAGGTATGTTTGCTCCCTCAGCTATCTGTAAAACAGAAGATAATTGATTGATCTCACCAGACTTAAACATTTCTAAATTAATTTTAGAATTTTTTTCCTTAGTGTGATATGCATGCTCACATATTTCATCAGCTTGTGATGTATAATCTGTAAACACTAATGTCTTATCTGTCTGCATACTTAATAACTTTTTAGCATAATCTATTTTAGTTTGATATCCTTGTAAAGCTTTCATGCGCATTAACCTTGTCATCATTACTTTATGTGCTGGTGCTTGATCTATAAACTTTGTCCACATTTTATAATTAGTTTGTTCAGACATCTGAGATCCTTTTTTTGTTTGGATATTATTCTGACCACTTAACTGTAAGACATGTACATATATAATATAATCATTTAAAATGTTATCTGCAATACCATCGTTGATTTCATACTTGTATACTACTGGACAAAATTCAGTACATACAATAAATGATTCAGACAATGGGTAAATTGGATATGTACCTGTCAATCCTAATACAGGTCCATCATATAGTCTTAACCAATTGCCATGTTTCTGTTTAAGATTATGACATTCATCAAGATATACATAGTCAAACTGGTAGTCTAGCTTTGTTAAAGAAAGATAGGTAACAAATTTGATATGCTGTAACAGATACTCTAAGTTATGTTCTATAGCTTGATTGATCCACTCTTGGTGAATGGAAATCTTAGGTGCAACCACTAGAAATAATGAGCTATCTGAATATTTTTTAATCATGTGCTTAAGACCCAGTAATGTTTTACCAGTACCTA